CAATATAGAGGCTCTAGAGGCTGTTTGTGGGCAGATTTGGGGTACTGATAAGCCAGTCTGGAACAAGCCTTCTCACATAAACCGTGTAAATATCACTCATAGGGCTAACTTATATCGTAAGGACCCTATCTACTATGCTGAGTTTTACATGGACACTAAGAACGAGTATAATAGACCTTGTTGTGATAAATGTTTATATTATTGGGCAACACATGTTGAGAAGAGTTTATTGGGGGTAGCATCATGAGAACTGGTTTGTTGATATTTTTTATATTCCTGTCTGTATCTTTTGCCATATCATACTTAGCAGTATTATCTAAGTTAAGAAAACTTAGTTTAACTTCCGCCCAATTATTTTTAGAAAACTTTAAACTTAATCAAGATGCCGAATCTATTAAAGCAAATCAAGAGTTAACTGATAATGATATACATAGAGAAAATTTTATTAAGTTTTTATCAGATTCTCGTGATTGGGCTTTTACATACATTGAAGATGTTCAAAAAGGTTTGACCAAGTTTGTTGAAGAAGTTGATCCAACCATTAATTATTTTGATGATTTTAGTTCTATACAAGAAGGCAATCCTTTAAATGTTAGCATGAAAAAAATATCTGCTGCATATAAAGATTTAAAAAAGTTTTTGCCAAATGAATCAGAAATAAAAAATACATGAGAGATATACTTCTTTCAGTATTAACAGGTTTTGGGTGCGGTATCGTGTTTGCTGCATTCAAATTGCCAGTACCAGCACCACCAGTTTTTGCGGGAGTCGCAGGAATTATTGGGCTTTGGATTGGCTTTACAACACTAACACGAATTATATCCTAGGAGGAATAATGAATAACTTACTAAACGATAAGACAAAGGCAATGCTAGCATCATATGGTCGCTCAGTACTTGCATCAGGTCTTGCACTATACATGGCTGGCGTAACAGATCCAAAGGATCTATGGGCTGCACTAGTTGCTGCTGTAGCGCCCGTCGCATTGAGAGCACTTAATCCAAATGATCCAGCATTCGGTATTTTACCTGATGCTAAGGAAGTTGCTAAGGCTCTTAAGTCTGCAAAGGCACCAGCGAAAAAGGCTGCAAAGAAGTAATTTATCTTCTATCAGATAGCCAGTCTAGAAATAGGCTGGCTTTTCTGTTTATTCGTTAATAATTTTTAACCACTTGTCTTTTAAATTTTCAACTGAAAAGTTATTAAATCCAATCTCTATAGCCTTTTGTTTACTATCATATATGTTTATATTATTAAAATAGTTGTCAATAGATTTTGCTAATTCTTCGTGATTAGCCTCATAAATATCTACCATTGACTTAGTCTTAAACTCTCCAATTTTATCTGATTTTACTAACCACTCTTTAGGAAGTGTTTGATTATTAGGAGATACGTCTGTCATAAAAACGGGTAGACCAGAAATTAAAGCCTCATTCATAGGTAAACAAAGACCAGCATAACGTCTAGGAAGAACCATAGCATCATAGCCGTTGTATAGATCTTCTCTGTTTCTAACGTTATCTTTGTTTATTTTTAAACGACTATCCTTGGTTATAAAGTCTAGGGGGGTTTGTGTTGCTACCACAAGTTCATAATCTGCATTAGAATGTTTAAGCATTTCTACTACAGTATTGGTTCCATTTCTATCTTTGGCTGCTTTTTTGCCAGCAATATGTAGTATTCGTTTATGTGTTTTTGATAGGTTATTTTCTCTTGCAGCATTAAATAATAATGTATCTGTTGGTGGTGGTAGATGATATACCTTACACTTTGATTCAAACTTTTCTTTAACAACATTGATATTCCAACTACTTGGTGATAATAATACATCTGGGAGCAACCATTCTGGATGAACTAAATTTCCAAATAGTTCATAGTTATACTGTAATATTGTTTTTATATTTCTTTTTCTTGCTATATCTACAAAGTCTAAATGATAAAACGTTTCACAACTTATAACAACGTCAACCTCATCTAAAAATGCAAGAACCTCTTTCATTCTCGGCATGCCTTTTATTGTTTTTATTACATCATATCCGTCATACCAGTGAGGATATTGTTTATTATTATTAAAAGAATATGAATCAATTAGTAAAATCTTATGAGGATTTAACATCTTTACTAATTCTCTGGTTTGATTACCAAGACCAGTGTTATCACATCTTGCTATAATTCCTAATCTCATTCTTTATATCCCCAAATGTCATCATCTGTTGTATATTTTCTTGTACCCTCACGACCATCTAAGTGATAAGATCTTTTAATATGACCTTCTGGATGATAAATCCATAACTTATGTTTGCTCCAACCACCTTCATCAAAAACGTCATAAGGCAATACATCGTCTTGTATTTTGCCATGAAGTGTATCTTCTATAAAAAATTTGTCTAAACAATTTGGCAAAATAGTATCTTTATAATATGTTTTTCTACTTAAATGTGGTCTTTGACTCCATTGTGCAGTTTTCATAAATCCATCTTCTATACCAAACATAAGGTGTTTGTGTTCTTTTGGAATTAATGCTTCAAAATGAAATCTAATTGTATTAGCCTTATCATACTCAAACATATCAAAACATTTTTGCCAATCAATCTCACAATCAGTTACTAACGGTGCATCACCTTCAACATAAAGAATTAAAGAAGTTTTAATTTCATGCATTGTTTTACGCATCATACCTGTTTGATGGTTGTGGGTATCAAATATTATTGGTAATACATTTTTCCATTCGTGTAAACATTTCCAAAGTATACGATTTTTATATTCATCGTAATCATTTTTTCTATTTTGCTGCTCTTCTCTAAGACCATCTATTTGCATAATAATTTCGTTATCTGGAAAATGAAACCTAATGCTATTTACCGTCTCTTCTATTAGACTAGTATCTGGGTGAGAAGGCAAAACAGATGTTGCCATTATAATTGTTACATTATTTTTTTGCATTAATTTGCCTCATAATTATTATTGCAAGATCTCTTTTATATTTAATCCACCAAGCAACTGCTTTATGCATATTGTTTGGATATTCATTTAGTGCTTTTTGTAATATTTCTTTTAATTCTTTCCATTCAGAAATTATTGTTATTGGCATTTTATTATCAAACATATTTATATAAAATTTTGTATCTACATTTTTGGAATTTTTTGAATCTGCTACTGGTAAAGACATCATCTCCAATGCTTCATAAAATCTAAAAGAATCTATAACTGCTGCTCCAGATGGTGCAGGACAAACTTTTGACAATGATAAATTATTGTAGTAGTCTTTTGGGGTATCTCCTTTTGCAAAGCCATCTGTAGGTTTATACAAAGCATTAGTTAGATCTGGCATAACCTCGGCAAGTTGTTTTCTTCTAGAGTGAGTTATCTGACCACCAAAGTAGATATCATGTTCTTTATTTTTATATGTTGGTATGTTTTGTTTTAGATGTTGTGGGGCACCAAGTGGCAACTTATTATATTTATTATGTTTGTCATGCGGAGTTTGAATCCAAATATCAATATTAAGATGATTTATTGCATCTGGATTAAACAATCCCTCTTCATCTCCAGTAATAAACAAAACAACTTTTTTTAATTTTTTTAACTCATTATTGACTATTTGTTCTTTTCCAGCACAATATGCTCCAGGTATAACAACAAATGCTTTTGTTTCAGATGGTATTTCAGTAACTCTGATTTGTTCTATATTATTTTTATCAAAAATTTCTTTTAGTAATCCATAATCCCATTTATTATCAGAATAATCTCCACCATCATAAGAATATAAATATGTTTTAAATTGATTCATAATATAAATGAACTTCGTGTTGATAGTCAATTAAAGTTTCTTTGTATCCAATACCTTTAATAAATTGTCTTAAATCATATAGATATTCTTTCCAGTACATCATCATAAATTCTGGATGACCAGATAGCCAGATCTTTGGTCTAAACTCCCTCATAACTTTTTCTGCACCACCAAGAACACGCCATTCACTACCCTCAACATCAAGAGAAATTGCTGTAGGTGGTTTCATTCCTTTTTCATAAACAAGCGTGTCAATCTTTGTTTGACCATATTTATCTGCTTCATACTGTAGTTCTTTAAATCCATGGGCAGCCTCAATAGGAGCATCTGCTTCTGGTGGAAATTCATTATAATATATACGTGCAAGTTTATTATCTTTATCAGATGCAAAACCAGGTATGCATGCAATTGGTTTTTCTAAACCATTAGCACTCCAAAGCAAAGGAAAATGCGACCAAACCTTTGGATTAGGTTCAAATAAAACTACTTCTGCTCCCCACATTTGACACAGCGCAGGCATTTCTCCTTCTTCAGCACCAACATAATATACAACATCTCCAGATGAAATATTTTCTGACATATGTTTTAGTCTTGGCTTTTCCCATCCATGTGGTTGATACCAGTCTGGTCTATCTGCACGATGTTTTGGTAATGTTATTTCAAATTCCCCGTTAATAACGGCTTTAATCATCTCTGTCATAGTCCTAACTCCTTTATAATTGATGCCCAACGATGGACATATGTGTGTTCTTTTTTTGTTCTTTCATGTCCAGCCAGTCTGATATTTTCTCTCGATAAACCATCTAATAAATATTTATCTATTTTAACTTTTAAATCTTCAAGATTGCCGTGTTCATAAAATATAATTTCTTTACCATCTTCAAAGTATTCGTCAAGCCCTTTAATACGAGGGTAAATAGTAAAACCACCACGACCAGTGCTTTCAAATAACCTATCACTTGTGTAGTATGGATAGTTAAAGTTTATGTTAAGACTATCACCTATTGCTACCTTGCTTTTTGCATAGATACGATTAAGCGCATCTCCACGAACTGTGCCAGTATCTCCATCACCACCAACATGTAAAAATCTTTTACCGTATGTTTTTCGTAAAAAATCTATTAATTGTGGACGGTATTTATGTTCAGGATGATATCCTCTGCTACCAACAAAAATTATATCATATTCAAAATTATGTGGATCGTAATCTTGATGGACATAACACTCTTTATCATATACGCCAGCAGGCAAGAAGTGTCCTTTAACCTGTGTGTTTTCATTAAACCAATCACACATTAACTTATCTGTAGCAAAAAAATGACCAATGCTTGTATAAAAATCATCACCCTTTAAATCTTTTTCACGCTCAATACCAAACCATAAATCTAAATGATAAGTCATAGTTGGTACGCCAGCAGCCTTTAATTCCTTTAATACATCTGTCATTGTTCTAGATCCTGGGGTTTGCCATCTATGTGTGTGTACCCATATGAATAGATTAGATTTTAATGCTGCGTTTAATATTTCTGTGCTACCTGCTTTTTTTTCTTGCAATTTTTGCACGGTATGACCAAGAGATTCTAAAGACTTAGCATGATGATTCTCACTACTATAAGGCACTTCAAAGTTGCCAAGAAATACTATGTTAGCCAAGACTACCCCTCTGTTTATATTAGTATACCAGATTCTGATATACTTGTAATAAATTAGGGGAGTTAATGGATTTTGTTTATATCTGCCGTTCTGGAGAAAATGAAGAGTTAAGATACTCTATTAGATCTGTTCTTCATAGTTTTCCAGACGCAAAAGTTTGGTTAGTTGGTGGCAAACCAGACTGGTATGAAGGTAATTATGTGCCAGTTGAACAAAATCATAACAAATATACAAATGCCTTAAATAACTTAACAACTCTGTGTAAGACAGAGCAAATATCTAATAATTTTATATTAATGAATGATGACTTTTTTATAATCAAAAAGATAGATAAGATTGACTATTCTCATGGAGGTCTACTGTCAGGTAAGATAGATAAGTATGTTAAGATTACTGGGTCATCTTTGTATATTAAAAAATTAATTCAAACCAATACCCGCCTAAATGAGCGGGGAATTAACAAACCACTAGACTATGAACTACATACTCCAATGCCAATGGAAAGAGATAAACTACTCACTATTATAAAGAAGTATCCAAGTTGTCTATGGAGATCTATGTATGGCAATATATTTGAGGTTGGTGGCTCACAGATGCAAGATGTAAAGGTTTATACAAACAGAAGGCATTTGGCTAGATCAAATGAGATTACAGAACACTCTATATTTTTATCCACAGAGGATCAAGCATTTGCAGGTATACAAACTAAAATTTTAAATAATTTATTTTTAGAACCAAGCAGACACGAACTAACTAAATAAATTGCTTAATGGTCCTTCCACCAATTGGACTAATCGTAATTCTGGCATTCTTAATTCCGTGATCACTTCTATCTTTTTTATGTACTCCTAAAAACACTGGCTCATAACTTTCAGTTGGAACTTTTGGATTATTAATTGTATTATCAGACGCAATAAGCATATAACAATCTCCAATGTTTTTAAAGTGCAAGTTACCTTGCATAATCGTTGTAACGTTATTTAAACCAGAAACAGCACCAAAGTCAATTCCAAATACAGCCATCTGTTTTAATTTATCATCTTTAATTCTTCTTGCAACTGTTGTTGCTCTTGGTAATTCGCCACCCATAGATGTAATTGTTTTAATAAAATCCTGCGTTTCTGGATGCTCAAAGATTGACTTTTGAAATCGTTTAGATGTTCCAGACCATTGTTGAAAGTCCCTTGGCGTATTGCCATACTTGTGCGAAATATGAAATACATCTACGCCTTTAATATCTACAAAATGAAAGTCTGACTTGTATCCAAAAGGAGAACTAACAACAGACACTACGCTACACACTACATTATTTACACGAACATTTACATAGCCCCTGTTAGTATTTTTTTTAATCTCTTGTAATTTATTATTTAAATTATAAACCTCTAAATCTTGTTTAACTGTAGTGTCTTGAGTCCTATTAGAAAATTCTGAATCTTTATATAAACTAGTAAGTTTAACCTTGTTGCCATTTTTGGTGGGAAGTAGAATAGAATTCTTATCTTCGTAATGTCTTAAACCATTTAAATCATCAATCTGTGTAAGTATGGATGGATCAAGCAATATTAATTCATCTATGCCAACTAAATAAAACCCTTGACCTATTGCAATTCTTTTAGTAAATATGTTAAAGTTATTGCGTTTAGATAGTTCTTTTATAGAAAGGTTTGCCACTATATGCCATTATCTTCCATATACTTTAAACGCTCCATAAGTGCATGATGTTCTGGATCATTTAGTATTTCCTCAATAGCATCTTTTACATTTGGTCTTAACTTACTTAATGGTTCAATATACACAGGATCTTTTGTGACGGTATAAAGAAGTGATCGTAATGTCTCACAATGCTCATGTTTCCACCATGTATAACAAACATTATCATCTATGTTGGGGCAAAGGTAATACTGATCTTTAATTAACTGAATAATCTCTTCTGCTGTTATCATTTTTTAAATATTTCTTTTTGTATACCATTCCAATAAAGGTTATGATAGTTAACATCAAAAGAAAACCTTTTCATGTGTTGAACTATTGCTCCAGTATGTGCATATGTTGGTATGCCAGCATTTTTTAATTTTCTAAAAAATACAATATCTTCACTCACATAATTATCTCCGATACCTTCTTCTTCTGCAAATAAAGAATAGCCTGGATTTGCTTGACGAATTTTTGAGATTATAGATCTATGCATTAATAAAAATCCAAACCCAGCACAATCTACTGGTATCACAGCATTACTTGGTAATGGTGTTATAATTTCTAATTCATATTTATTTTTTCCTTCTTTAAATAAAGCAGGAAACGGCTCCATTAATGTTTGTTCATTTTCTTTAGACACAAAATAAGTTCCAGTCACTACTGGCTTTGTATCTTTATCTGCAATGTCCCAAATTAATTTAAATGCTTCTGGAGTTAAAACAATATCTGAATCAACCCATAAAAGCCAATCTGTTTTATCTTGATCAGCCCAGCCATCAAAAAGAACCTGTCTTTGCCTTCCAATTTGATTTCCGTTTACTCTTATTTTGCCAACAATGTTTATTTTATTTTTTTGTGACCAAAGAATGGTATTGATAATACCTTCCATAAACTTTCCATCAACTAAACCACTATCGCATGATCCAATACATATTGTTTCTTTTACACTATGTGGCATTTATATTCCTATCTAGTTAAAAAAAATAATGCTGCTACAGAAATAATAATTAATGAAACAACTATTTTACTAATAAAATTATTAAATTTCATTTTGCCCTCTGGCTATAGCAGCAGATATTTGAAATGCTTTTGTAGTACGACGAGACTTGTTTAACCCTTTGGCTTTCCACAAATCGCTAGTGCCTTCAATGTCTTGAGCAATCTGCTCACGTATTTCTTTAACTGTTTCTACAATAAAATGCCAAATTTGTTCTTTGTGTTCATCTGATAGTTCTTCAGTCCAATTACTCATTCTCTTCCTCAAATTCTTTTAGCGCATTAGAATTATTTAAACAAAAGCCACAGTCCCCATCAAACAGTTTTCCACCACAAACACTACAATAACTACTACTCATAAAAAGAGTCATGTATTTTAATCCATAGTTTCCAGAGACCAAGAGAAATTAAAAATGCAATAGATATACTGATTAGTTTCCCCATATATTTAGTATACCAAACTATCTTAGATGTAGTAAGTAGCCCATTTATTTTGTGCCTTGCCAAAAGGATTACATATCTTAGCAAACATTTTTGCTCTTATAATATGATTTTTATCCTCAGCCCTGATCTCTCTAATAAGAAAAAAAGTAAAGATTGATCCAGAAACATTTCCAATGAGTCTTAATACTAAGTTATTAGTCTTTTGTTTTTTAATGAATTTTTTCATATTTTTATTATACACCTAATTCCTTTTCTACCCTGCCCAAAATTCTATCTACCATAGCCTGTCTTTCGGCGGAATCCAAAGAAATCCCACTATCCATCTCCGTCATACTTACAGCCATCTGGACTATAGACTCATTATTCACTTATGCTCCTTTATGTGGTTTGTCAAGGTTTGTGAAGCCATGCTTGACCTAGACTCTATCTCTTTTTTACATACTGGACAAATTATTATACGAGCCATCTATTTAGTATAGCAAAGATTGGAAGGTTTGTAAAGTTTGCGGGGATAAATAATGGTATAATTTGAGCATGCCTATTCAAATATTCCCAGAAGCCACTATAAGTATCCCCTCTACTTTAGGTACAGTAACAACCCTAGCATCTAGTTCTTCTACATATATAGACTCAACAAGTGATTACACTGCTGGAGTGGTGTACATTGCACGTTTTTAATTTAATTAAATGGTATAATATAAACATAATTAAGGAGTAATAATGGCAATTGAAATTTTTCCAGTACCAGTAACAAGCACTGGTCCTAATGCTAAAACAATAGTTGCAGCAACATCAGATACTCTTTATCAGGCTATGTCATCTTTTGATGTAGGCGTATACAAAGTTGAATGTCCTGCTGGAGTAGTTTCTAATGTAGAATTTTTAAGCGATGCTGGAACCGTACAAACATTTGCTACAACTGCAAGCGGTACAGTAACAGTTAGCGTATTAGTTGCATGCGATAGAATTCGTGCATATACAAACACTGGCACAGATACAAACATTACTCTAACTTTAGTTTCATCTACTGTAGCAAATGATATGCCAGCATTTGGATCATTAGAAACTTTAACTAACACACAAACATATACTGGTACAAGCACATCTGGCTATGCCTATGCTGTAGTAGTTGGTGGTGGCGGAGGTGGTAACGGTCCTGATGGTGCTTGGGGTTCTGGAGGAGGAAGTGGTGGAGTTGCTAAAGGAATAGTTGCACTAAACGGTAATTTATCAGTAACTATAGGAGCAGGTGGCGCTGGCGGTACTGGAGTAAATAGCGAAAATACTGGTACGGTTGCTACTGCTGGAGGAACGACCACTGTTTCAGGACCAGGATTTACGACCATAACTGCTAATGGTGGTGGTGGTGGCAGACGTGTTTATTATGGTGGTGGTGGAAATGCTGGAACTCCAGGAGGTGGTAATGGATCAGGCGCTTATGGAGAAGGTTCTGGTGTGAGTACTCCAGTGTATCAATTTGTTAAAACAGGAACTACTAGTGGTGGTGGTGGCAGTTATGGTGGTTCTAATCATGGAAATTCTAGCGGTGACGGCGGTATTGGTAGAGGCGGATCAAACAATACTGGGTTAAATGGTGCTGGATATGGTAGTGGTGGCGGTGGCAGAAATGGTGGCAATGGTGGTGCTGGTGCATCTGGCGTAGTATATTTAAAACGTTTTTAATAATATTAATATAAAAATAAAATAATGGTATAATTAAACCATATTAAGGAGTAATTGTGGCAATTGAAATTTTTCCAGTACCCGTAGAATCTACAATTAATGCAAATTCGATTACCGCTACCTCTCCACATACTTTATATCAAGGGTTGGTAGATTTACAACCTGCAATTTATACAATTACTTGTATAAACTCAACAATAGCAAAAATTCAACTTTTTTCTGGAAATTCAACATTAGTAACTACAACTGAAACAGTAACTGGAACAGTTACTATTAATCTTGGTACCGCTGTAGATAGAGTCCGTGTATGGACTAATACAGGTTCAGACGTTGTTGTTACTTTTACAAAAATTGCAGCAGCGTTATCAGGTATTACTGGAACCATAGATATTGTAACCTCAACAGGAACTTACACTGGAACATCAACATCTGGTTATGGATATGCCGTTCTTGTAGGTGGTGGAGGTGGCGGCGGTGGTAATCAATGGAACCGTAGTGGTGCAAGTTCTGGCGGTGCGGGTGGCGTTTGTAGTAAGTTTGTTCAACTTACTGGCTCAATGGCAGTAACAATAGGAAGCGCTGGATCAGCAGGAATTGGCATCACTGGTGTTGGAACAAGTGGTGGTACATCAACTTTTGCTGGAATGTCTGCAGGTGGTGGTCAAGGTGGCTCTTTTGGAACAAATCCAGATTCTACTCCAACTGCTCTTGGTGGCACTGCTACTGGTGGTGATTTTAATCAAACAGCAAATGGAACTAAAGAGAATATTAGCAATGAAAGCACTAGTTATCAATCAGTTATTAGGGGTCCAAATACACCTTTTACTTGGTCATTTGTAACTCCATCAAATCAAGGATTTCTTGGCACTGGCGGAGATGGAACTGGTTATGGAGGTCGTGCGCCAGTAAATGCAACTGGCTTTGGCGCAGGTGGAGGCGGCGGTAACACTAGAGCAAATAATGGAGAAGTTTCTAATGGCTCTAATGGTGCTCCAGGAGTTCTTTTAGTACTACGTATTTGAGGTATTAATATAAAATGGGGGAAATATGAATATAGTAGTTGTTGGTGGCGGAACTGCTGGCTGGATAACTGCTTTGTATGCAAAAAAAGTTTTTCCAGAAAACAATATTATTTTAATTGAAAGTAAAGAGATTGGAATTTTAGGAGCAGGAGAAGCGTCTACTCCACACTTGGTTAATTGTTTAGATTTTTTAGAGATACCAGTTTCTGATTTAATAAAACATACTAATGCTACAATTAAAAATACTGCAAAATTTACTGGATGGTCAAATAATAGAGAAGATTATTTTTACCATCCTTTTGAATATTTTGATAAAAATTTATCAGAACAACATGGATATTTTAATTCATTTCAGTTAGATAGTAATTATTTTCATTCATATTTTTATTTAAATAATATATCAATGGATGATTATTGTTTTATTAATAAACTTTGTAATACCAATAGTGTTCCTTTTACAAAATCAAATAATGCTGATAACCTAAATCCAATTTTAAATTATAAACAACTATCTCCGTGGTCTCTAAATTTTGATGCAAAACTATTAGCAGATCATTTATCTAAAACAGCACAAAATCGAGGTATAAAAAGAATTGAAGGAAAAGTAAAAGAAATAATTTTAAATAAAGATGATGAAGTGTCTACTTTATTATTAGAAGACGGTCAATCTGTTAATCTAGACTTTGTTTTTGATTGTACTGGATTTGCAAGATTAATTATAGGCAAAAAATATTTATCAAAATGGATATCATATAAAGAATATCTTCCAACTAATAAAGCATTACCGTTTTTTTTAGATAATGAAAAAGACAAAGAAATTCCTCCATATATAGAAGCAATTGCAATGGATTATGGCTGGATGTGGAAAACTCCATTACAAAATAGATACGGCTGTGGCTATGTTTTTGATAGCAACCATATTTCAGTTGATCAAGCAAAACAAGAAGTTGAAACTTTATTAGGATTCGAAGTTTTTCCACCTAAAATTTTTTCTTTTGAGCCAGGAACATATGAAAAAATATGGATTAAAAATTGTTTGGCAGTTGGCTTGTCTGCTGGTTTTGTAGAACCATTAGAAGCGACATCCATTATGCAAACAATTTTAAATTTACAGTATTTCTTTTCAAATAAAAATAATATATTAACAAAAAATAAAACTATTAAAAATAATTTTAATGTTAATAATAAAATGAGTAGTTTTTCAATAGTAGAATATATATATTGGCATTATGTAACAAATAAAACAAATACTGTATTTTGGAAAGATTTTACTAAAAATAATAAAATGCCAAAACTAATAGAAGATATTTTAAATATTAATAAAGAAAGGCTTTTGTGCGAAAAAGATTTTCAAACCAGTAATAATACACATTTTGTTGTAGAAGATTTTTTATGTGTTTTGTTTGGACATAAAATGGTAGACAAAAAAATATTAAAACAGTATGAAAAAGATTTAGAACTTTTTTCTCATGAGTATAATAGGCTTGTGTTTACTCAAGACGTTCAGCCTATAACCCCTCATAGAGAATTTTTAGAGCATCTTTCTAGTTTTAAATCAAGTTTTACAGCATAGTTTGACATTTAAATTGGCATAAGGTATAATATAGTAATATGAGTTTTAAACTTAAGAGCATAATCTGGGTACAGTCTACCCTGATCGTAATACTTTTTACTGCCTTGCTTTTTATGGGAGGGGATTTAAAACAGTCTCGTAAAATGACTCTTGATCAAAGTAATTATTGCATAAGGTATACGAGTGATATTATTGCAAGCAGCCGTCTTGATTTGATAAGAGAACAAGATGCTCATGGGCGAGACATTGATAAAGCAAATACAGTAATTGTTGATATTATTGATAGATATAACACAATTGTGGCACGGTATAACAAAAACACTGGTGGATACAACTACGATGCATTAAACCCATACTCTTATAAGATAATGAGGACGGTACCTTGAAATGTGCCCTCATTGTGGCAATAAACTAATCCCCATACTATACGGCTACTCTAATCCCAAATACGTGGATATGCATAAGCAAGGTTTGGTATTTTTAGTATCTACAACCTATCACACGAAAAATAGCCCTATGTCATATTGTAGAAAATGTGAAGAAAGTTTTGATATTAAAATAAAACTATAACTTTAGTCATAATGTTTTTTTGTCCAAAATGTTTTTTTATACCATCCACTAAAAATTGATAGTGCTAAATCATTATGCAATTGTCCAATTTTTGATAGTCCAACCTTATTTTTAGATTTCCAATTTTCTTGGCGAAATGGAATTATTTGTGCTATGGGAGTTCCTTGTGGTATTAATCCTTCAAAGCCATATTTAATATAAA